TCTCACTGCACATATTACTTGCATAAATGTGTTTGTCCTTGTACACCTCAGGTTTGTTGTTGTTCACATTATCTGAGAACAGGATGTAAGGGAAGCCGATTTCACTTCTTCGCTTTAAGACCTTCGCCCAAAGCTTTCGAGCTTCCTTGTCGCCATTGACGACACGCTTGATAAACTCGCTAGACACCGTAATACCAGTAGTGAGCCCTTGGATAGGATTTCCCTCCGTACCGATGTCTAGGAACTCATCTGCATCAGGGTGTTCAATGTTTAGGTAAGCACTAAAGTAACCCCGTCTGACATTACCTTGTGAAATCACATTGGCAAGTGTGTCAAACATTTGCATAAAGTGTACCGAACCATTTGATTCACCGCTATTTTTAATAGGCGTACCTCTACCTCTGAGAGCTCCGAAGTACCCAGAAGTTCCACCTCCACCTTTCATAAGCATACCGTTCTCGGCGTGCGTGTAAAGAATGGAACCAATGTCATCTTCGATGTAAGAGCCGAAGCAAGAGACGGGTAATCCCCTCTCTAAGCCGTAATTCGCCCATACAGGTGAGGAAAGGGAGAAGTACCCCTTACTCATATAATTATAAAACTTGTCTGCGTATCCTTCGATACCTAAATATTGTTGAGCTTTTTCTGCAATTTCTCGTATTCTATCTTCTGGCGTTTGCCCCTCTAATAGATAACCTCTTGACAGAAATCTTCTAGACTCTTCGTTTAACCATTCGAATGCCATAATACCTCCCTAGAATAAATCATCTTCGGTAAACGACTTGGTCTTTTTAGAATAAGAGACTGAACGCTTCACGAAGAAGTCAATGTTTTTTGTACTTAGTGTTTCTTCTACAAACCAAGCGGTCTGCTTAATTTTTTCTATATCGATATCGAACATATGTTCTAACCCAATCGCCTTGAGAGACTGATTGAATCTATCTTTGACGAACTCTTTAACAACTTCCTTAGGTAGAAAGTCAAGGTCTGAATCATTATAAATCCAGTCGATGATACCCATCTCAGCTTCGTATGCTTCCTGTGTGTCTGCATATAACTGAGCCTGTACATCACGGGTCCACCAGTCAGGGTGTTCCTTTTTAATCATATTGACAATCTCAAAGCCAAAGCGAGCGTGGATATCTTCCTCTTTAGAAGTTGCCTCCACGGCATTAGAAATACCTTTGAGCGCATTCTTATGCTTATTAAAAGACATCATAATAAGAAACTGCGAGAAGAGTGATACATTCTCAATGAACATCGAGAAGAGCACGACCTTTCTAAAGAAGTCTTCCTCGTCTTTGATGACTCTATCCATCTTGTTGAAGTATTCTATGCGTCTTGCAATTGCAGGATGTTCTAGTAATTTTTCGAACTCGTCGTTCAGTCCTACTAACTCAAGTAAGTTAGAATACGCGTCTGCGTGGCGAACTTCTGACTCTGCAAATGTGACACCAACTGCCTGGAACTCAGGCTTTGGGAACCACTTATATAAACTACCCCAGAAGGTCTTGACAGAAACTTCAATCTGTGCAATGGCAAGCATTGCTTTCTTGACAATCGCTGCTTCTTCGCTCGATAAGTTTATTTTTAAATCCTGTATGTCAGCAGAGTAGTTAAACTCTGTATGTACCCAGTACGAATGTCTGACAGCATCCACATACTCTAGTATTTCTGGGTACTCGTAAGGTTTTAGATTAACCCTTTTTTTAAATAAGTCCATTGTGACCTCCTAAATCTTTAGTTTATCGAGCGTCTCTTCCGAGAACTCTATTTTTTGTTCTATTAAATCGTAAATACTTTCGTCTATTGTTTTCTCCATAACTAGGTAGTAATACATCGGTACTTTTGTTTGCCCAATTCTGTCAATTCTACCTAGTGCTTGCTTGTATGTTAAACTTGATTCAGGTAATGAGTACATTACCATAATGTGTGACTTGTGTTGTAAGCCATCGAGACTCTCACTCATTGCTTGGTATTGGCCAACTGCAACATCGTAAGTCTTGTTATTAATCTCACTGTATTTATCTTCCGTGTCTCCGTTAATCAGCACATAACTTTTTCCGATGGAATGTAATAACTCTAGGATTAAATCCTTTTCTACATTGTACTGGTAAAAGATAGTTACTGTCTCATCGGTGTCTTCTAGAAACTCTTTTAGCCAATCGATTTTTTTTGTGTTGTCATCAAAATGAAAGCGCTCTCCGAACTCGTTCATACCAATGATGCGTCCACCTGTTAATGTTTTTAAACCGATACGCTTTCTAGCTGAGTTATCAAGTAGTATATCTTTGTAAACCATCTCTCTCGTTGTTCTTGCATAGCTTTTTGCTTTATCAATATTTACTTTAATATGCTCAGGAGGAAAGTCTCCTAACTTCGGTGAGTAATAAAAGCAAGTAAGTGAAAGCATACGCTCCAGCTCTTGTGTGTTTTTATACCCTGCAATTACTTTAATAGGGTACGGCCTACCACGAATCATCTTGTCTTCTTCAACAACAAATTGTTTCTTAAAGTCTGAGTAACTCATATCAAGATAACCAAGGAAGTGTAGCTGTGTGTAGAAGTCTATAAAACCACCGTAATTTGCCTGTGTAGGCGTCGCAGTAAGTATCATCTTATAAGGAGTCGAGTAAGATAATCTAAGCGCTGTACGCGTCTGTTTTACAGGGCTTCTTTTATTGCCGTAGGCTTTGATTCTGTGACTTTCATCGATGATAATTGTCCAAGACTCATTGACAACATTAAATAATGCATCAAGCTTGTAAAGTATCTCAAAGTTTACAACGACAACATCGAAGGCATCTGCTTGCTCTAATATAAATCGATTCTTTTGCTCTGAGTTCTTTGCAGATTTTGGAAACTCCATTACTTTATACTCTGGATAATGTGTGTTGATAACACCCACCCATTGGGTGGTAACACTCTTAGGGCAGATGACCAACAACTTAGGAGTAGGATTTAATTTAAATCTTTCTAGACTTGTGATTGTTTTACCTGTACCAGTACCCATAAATAATCCTAGTGCAGGTAAATGTTTGGACTTATTGATTATTTCTTTCTGGTACGGTCTTAGTATCATCTTTTTAAAGAGTCTTCTATCTCGATAAGTTTGAGAAGTTTAATGACATCCTTTACACTGGTAGGGAATATACCATATCCGCCAGCTTCAATGATGCTTTTTATTTTTCTCTCTTGTAACTCTGTTGCTCTTCCTGTTTCCGTTTTAACCTCTAGTCCAACCAAATATCCTTTGTAACACGCCATCAAATCAGGCATCCCAGAATGTGTCGTGTCTGAGTTTCTCCAATTAAGTATTTTATTATTGTTTAAAAACTTTTGTATGTCTCTCTGTATCTTCGTCTCAGCGTTCATCTAAATCCTCCATTATCCCTTCGTAGAATATCCCGTCCCTGTAAGTGCAGAAACCATCTTCACACACCCATTTGTCTTTATCTTCCAATTCTTGTAAGTCTTTTGTTCCGACTTTTGCCATATGGTTTAACATATGTTGTTTCTCTGTTCCCAAGCCATCATCAATGTGAACTCGGTGTATGCTTTTAACTAATCCCTCTAATACCTGAACGGCTTCTAGGTTTTGGTCTGTCTTTGCTAATTGTGTTTTAATGAGCCATAAGGCTTCGTGTGCTGTCATATTTTCCTCCTTAAAATTTTATTTAATCCAAGTTAGTGGAGCAAATCAACTTTATCTGCCCAGCTGGTATGTGTGATTTCTACATCACAAGTCATAGGTATCGTCGGCATCACATCTTCTACTGATTCCATTATTCTTTTTATCTCCGTTACAAGATGCTCCTCGCCGTCTGCGATTGAAATTTGTATCTCATCGTGAATTGGTAGTAACATTCTAGACTTGTAAGGTTTTAAAAACTCGTAGACTTGTATTTCTTTTGCCTTCACCATATCGGCGCATCCGCCTTGAATAATATAGTTGTAAGCTTTGTAGTAATAGTTACTGCTTTTTAAATAATATCTTCTACCATAAATATTTTCTACGAATCCATACTGTGTTAAATTATCTTCTACCCACTTTTGGTAATCCAGAACTTTAGGAAAGGCACTGTAATAACCTTTGTTAAGTTTGACTGCAATCTCGTCATTGTCAATAATCTGGGATTTGATTGCATCCACACCACCACCATAGTTCTTAAGAAAGTTACACATCTTACCTAGTTTACGGTAATGACTGAACTCTGGATGGTCTTTACTACCAAGTTCGGGGAAAGCCTCGAGGGTTGTGACACTGTGTAAGTCAGTAGGTGTCCACGGGTTACCGTGCTCATCTATCCACTCTCCAGAATCCCAATCCTTGCTACTTAGAGGATAAGTCTCTCCAGTAAATATACTTTGACAATCAAAAGGTATGAATGCACGACACAAGTTTTTATCGCCACCTGATATATCTACGGTGTACTGTGCCTGAACGCGTAGTTCCATTTGTGAGTAGTCAAAGTAATAAGTTTTATATCCTTCGTCGTTGATGACAACGCGTCTAGGATGGAATAATTCGTTACCTTCCGCATCTAACAGGGGTTCCTTCGGCTCTTGCTGTAAGTCTGATGATACTCTGCCTGTAATCGTACCTGCATTGTTGATACTTGTGTGGATTCTCCCATTGATAACTTTGTTAAGCTTACCTTCAATGTAAGTCGATAGCCATTTGTCAATTGTTCTTAGCTCAAGGATGAGCGAAGCAATATTAACAACTTCTTTATTACTAGACTTAGTTAGAATCTCAAGTGCTTTGATGTCTGTCTTTTCTAACTCGATATTAAACTTATCTTTGAACAAGTCTCTAATAATTTTGTGTTGTCCCACAGAAAACTCAATCCCTGTTATCTGTTTTAGTAAATCGTATTTTACTGATTTATAATTCAGTACACGCTCTCGGCTTTCTAGTAAGTAATTAATATCGACTCTAAGTCCTGTGCGCTCCATTTCTGCAACGATACGGATGAGTGCATTTTCTTGCTGGTAGATGTCTAAGTTCTTACCAGTTTTGTGAATGACAGGTAAAGCTTTGTTGTAAAACTCTCTAGTAATCACCAAGTCATCCTTTAGATAACTAATCATAAGATTTGGGTTATCTTTGTAACTATCTTCATAGGTTGGTGCACTATAATTATCATCTATAAAACTAAACCAATCGTCCCAAGGATGTTTAACAAACTGAACACGATTACGATACGCTTCGATGATAGGCATCAACTTGTCTGGAAGTTTGTGTGTTTTTAATTTATCTTTTACTTCCTTCAGTCTCTGCTTATTCAATTCATTTATATGATTTTTAATAACTTTACCAGCGAACTTAGAATCTTCGTCTACATACTTAGCACCTATGGCTTCTAGACCAATACTTTCTCTGTCGTCTGCGTATTGTGTTAATCTTGCGAGGGTTAGCGTATCTTCTAGCTTGATGCGCTCAGGAATCATTTGTCCTAAGTTTGCAAGCATATGGTAATCGTACTTAGCGTTGTGCGCGATGAGTGTGTAATCGAATGGAAGGTTATATAACATTTCGAAAAACTCATCCGTTGGTTCAGTAATATAAATGTACTTATTAAACTCGATGCCAATCAAGAATGGTGTGTCGACCATATAGTTAAGTCCTGTGGTTTCTGTGTCGTAAACAATAGTGTCTGGTTGCTCGTCTCTTAGAAGCTGTTCTACTTCGCTGAGATGCTTTACTGTTCTATAACTAAATTTTTGATGTAGAAACATTTCCTAAGGTCTCCATAAATGTTGAGAATCCGTCTAAGAATCTTCTTGCTTCTAAAGCATACTGTGGAATACCACATATTGCGACACTGTCATCTAGTTTTGATAACCACTCTTCTGATAAGAAGTCATCTGGATTTAATTTGGCATCTTTTCTATACATCGTAGCGGGGGAAACATTGAGGATATAGCGGGCAATAAAGTATCGAGATTCTCCGAAGATTAATCCCATAAAGACAAGTTCTTGTCTGAAGCGTCTTTTGTCTATGCGCTCTAGGTGTCGTATTTTTGGTATCTGATTAATCATTGCATTAATCTTTTGCCAATCCACTGCCATTATATAGCATAGATTTTTATAAAACTCTGTCGCTTTGTTTGGTCCGTATTGTCTAGCAAGCATCGTATAATATAAGATGACTTTTAATTCTAGAACACGGGGATGGTTCTGATATTCTTTAAATTGTTCCATACTATTTCGTCTCCTCCAATGCCTCAATTAATGTTTCCGCGCTATCGTGTGTAATACTTTTATCTAAATTTCTATAACCTTTTCTAAACTTCTCTGTTGGTGTTACTGTCTCACCTGACAATCTAATGAACTTATGCTTAACAAGTTTGTTGAATACTCTACCGAACGCGTCGTTTTCCAATCCAGATACGACTTGTAAGTTCTTACGAGATGTTTTACTTTCTTGTGACAATTGATTAAACATCGTAGAATTTTTGTCATAAAGTTTTTGTAACTCGACTTGTTCTTTTGCTGTGATGTTTGAGTATCCGTCTTGTTCAATCTTATAGTCTTTTAGTTTGAAGATGTCATTATCGTAGATATCTATAAAATATTCTACAACTTCATCCACAATTTCTTTTGTGACTAAAACTTTCGAGTAGTCTGTAGTAGTCGATAAGATTAAACTTGCCATTGCCACACTGAATCTTGCGAGCTTGAGCGGTGTTGTTGTGTGAAACAATGTAAAACTTGACTCGAACATATCGTTTAGCTGTTGTGCCTTCTCCCAAATGTATGACTCGGTGTCTTCTGCAAACACGACATCCTCTGGTTTACGAGTGTATATCCACTTCACTTTATGATGGTATGCCTCTTCTGGGATAGGTTCCCCTTCGAGTTTGTATTTAAACGGGTTTATACGCTCCTTAGGTTTTTCAATGAGATAGAATCCGTCGTAACGAGTCACATCTTCTTGTGCTTTAACTAGTTCTTGTATCGGAACAATGCCATTCGGGAATGTCGCCAAGTTTCTAGGTGAGCCGTTCTCATCATTGATAGGGTTTGATATGGTTATCATACGAAGTCTACAAGGGATGTTAAGCTCTCCAGCCACACGGGTAATCCGTGCCTTACCAGATGAACGGATATCCGTCATATCTGATATAAACTTGGGCTCCGCTCCTGAGAATTCTTCTAGGACAACGAGTCTCTTGTGTTGTCTAGGGATGGCACCAATCTTAGTTACCATACCTCCGTCTTGCTGGTCCGAACCACCTATCAAACCTTTACGCGTGGATGTCTTCAAGGATAAAAAGTGTCCAAAATTATATAGGTCTACAAGTTTTTGACTTGTCTCTGACTTACCGACTTGGGTATCACCCAGGATAAACACATCTAGTGCGCCACGGATTCTATCACCGTAATCGAACTCTAGGATACTGTTGAATACTAAGTCTACTGTCAGCCATAAGTTAAAGCGTAAGTGTTTTGCAACATAATGTTTGGCGCTCTGGTATAACTTGTTTAGCTTTTCCTTGATTGTTCCTTCAGTCTTAAACATATTAAGTAGCTCAGGGTTTGGTACAAAATCTTCTTGAGGGTCGATGTCAATCACTTTGGTTGCAATTGCTACAAGCTTTTGATGTTTGGTTGGATGCGGATAGATTTTATATTCTATCTCGTACTGCTTACCAACAATCATCGGCTCGAATGAATACAAGTCAAGTGATAGGTTGCTAGCCTCTGCCTCTCTATCAATAATAATTGTCTTGTAAATTGTTTTGTAATCTGATATCTGAGACTTGATGTAAGGTTCTTTGTTAGAAACACCTGCAAACTTTTTAAGACTGTTTACTACTTCATCTTGCTTGGCGCTTGCCTCGATAAGTTCTAGCACTTGATGGATATTATAATCCTGCAGGTACCAGTTCTTGACTTCGCCGATGAACATTTGTTCGTGCTTGAGTCCCGCCTCTTTTGTTTTCTCAAAGCTGGCAACAGCAGGGACTGCATAACTGTCTCTAAACTCAGCGCTGACTGTAATCTCTGTGATAAGTAAACGCTTGAGGATATTTTCTTTTAACGCTTTTTTAAGTGGTGTATATATTTTGTCATCTTTAACATCAACGAAGTCTCTCACTTCTAACGCGTAGAAGTCAAAGATATCTTTTTCATACTTCGTAATAAAGTCAAAGAAGTCTTCTTTTGTTTCTTTTACACCGTCTCCGATGTTGATATACTTAACAGACTTTGCGAGTCTCTTAATCGATAGGTATAACTTATCGGCTCCTTTTCTTCCCGCGTCATCGTTATCATAACAGATAATCACATCTCTGTCTTTAAACTGGTTGATAACATACTCGTTTGGTATTGTTGTACTAGCGCCTCCAGTTAGGGTAATTGCGTTCAAACCTAACTCTCTAGCTAGCATCATATCTTTTTCACCTTCGAACACATAAGTTGTTTCTTCTTTATTAGATGTCCACAAGTCATAAGGAACAATAAAACCATTACCTGCTCCTCCCTCTGAAAGTGACTGTGCCATTATTTTAGGAACATTTGGATACTTAAGAAGATTATAACTTCTCACATCCATTAATGCACCGTTGTAGAAGACTGGGATACCTAGAAACCTGTTGCCTTTTGCATCTCTTGTAATACCTAGTCTTAAGTCTTTGATGGTGTTATAAGATAAACCGATTAATTTTTCTATACTATCTAAAAACTCTGTGTCTGCGAATAGATTTGCCTCTTCTTCTATTTCCCATTTCGCAGTAGAATGTGTTAACTTATCTACAACAACAGATGCTTCTGTCATCGGGATGCCGTTAACCTTTGCAACGAACTGCTTTTCGTTGTATCCGATATCACATACCCAGCAATGGAATAATTCTTTTTCTGTGTTTATAGATGCTGAAGGTTTAGTATCGGAATGAAAAGGGCATCGAACTTTAACTTCTTCTGCCCCTTCAAAATTAACATCACTAAAGTAATGTTTAAAATATTCCATTATATATCCATTTCACCTACTGCGGTTGGATTATTAGAAGGGCGTAAGTATTTTTTAACTCTTGTAGAATAACGGGTAATTTCTTCTTCCAGTCCTGTGTCTGGGTCCGTGACTTTTTTCGTGTAAGGGTCGTTAAATGTCTCTACTGCCAACACTTTGTCTACGCATTGTGATGGTATATCTCCGTAAGTCATTTTGTTCTCACCGATTGCGAATAAGAATCCTTGTGTGATAAACTCTGCATTTGGATGTGTTGTCAAGCTTGTCCAGACACGGCGTCCTTGATGCTCGCCATCTGTAATTTCTAGAGTGATATCTACATTATAGAATGTTAGGTTCTTATGTAATTCTTTTTGTATTTTCCCGTCTGTTCCTCTTACAATTCGCCCTGCTCCATCTCTCTTGTTTACCCAGACATCTTTTGTCATAGGTGTCCACTCTTTAATCTCTAAAACTTTTGTGTTGTATGTTCCTTCTGGAAGAAGTTCATAACTTTTTTTATCTTGTCTCGGTTGTGCCTCTTGTGGTCTAGCCTCTACTGATTTGTTCAATACATCTATCATATTATTTAGCTCCTTTTGTTATTTTATTTAATAAAGTTAGTACGATGTTTCTGTTGAGTGTGTGAAACTTAATGTCAATCACTTTTGCTGTTGAAGGTTTGCCTCCGAGTGTTGCCTCAATGATTCTGACAACGCCATTCTTATCTGTTCTCATCATCCATTGCTTTCGCATATAAGTTCCGATAAGTTCAGTCGTAAGTAGCGTGTATCCTTCGTCCGCTAAGTTCTTGAGTGTTTCATTATGAATAGGTTTACGGTAATCGAATCTGTGGCTACCTGTGTCAGCCTCTTCGATAATTTGTTTTAACTCATTCCTAACTTGTTTTACATCTAAGGTTTGGAAGTACTCTTCCTTTTCCATTCCCTCTTGTTCTTGCTCTCCCGTCTTCTCTAACTTTAAAACTTGCGCTAAAGCATAAAGGATACTTGAATTTAGTGGTAGCATTTTAATTGCTGTCGTAAATTCTCCCTTCTTGAATAACTTCTTATAAGGTAGTACCGTTTCTACTGCTAGGAATGTTGTGTCTGATGTATCCAGTGTGTAGTAGTTATTTAGCTCCAGCTCGTAAAACTTTTGATAAGGTTTCTTTAACATATTATCTCCTCTCTATACTGGAAGTCCGCTTTGGACTTTCAATGTTCTTCCGAACACTGTTAAATTATCTATCTTACCTAGCTTTTCCTCTAGGTCTGCATCTTCTCGGCTGATTGAGAATCCATACTTCTTGATGATTGCGCCGTTAATCTTTTGTAGTCCTACATCGTAAGCCTCGTTTCCTTTGATTTCTTCAGCAAGTGTTTTTGCCTCGCTGTTTGTTTCTGGTGTTGGTGGCGGTGTAGATGTCATTGCTTTTTGAGGTTCTGGTGCAGGCTTCTTAGCGACTGGTGTTGTTTCTTCTTCTTCAAACTGTAAGTCGCCTGTTTCATATAATGTCAACGCAAGTCCTGTTGCACGCGATGCAATCTTAGCTTTTGCTCTCTGGATTGCTTTGTTGACTAGGTTTGCATCAATCACTTTTGGCGATTTGTATGTGTTATCCTGAATCGGATACACTTCCTCGAAGGTCTTACCTAAGAATGTAAGTTCTAAGATAATCATATGTGCGATGCTTTGTGATTGTGTACTCACTTCTTTTGTGTCTGTCTTCTGGTGTGTTGTAATATCCATTGCAGAAGTCCATACAATCCCGCCGTCTGAATAATCACTCATTATCGGTCTTATTCTAAATTCTGCGTTAGGGTCCTGCTGGTACACCATACGCTCCATTGTCGCCCACGGGATATAACTTGAACCGTTATAATTCTGTTTTAGAAACTGCGCTAGTTCCCAGGCCTCTGTGCTCCTTCCGTAATAATTCTCTGTGAATTGCTCTAACCATTTACTCATAGTATCCTCCTAATATTTTTTTGGTGTCGCATATATATTATAGTCAATCCGCTGAAAAAATGGCACGAAGTTTTTGTAAATTTTTACGATTTACTTTGTTCACATAGGATTGACTCAACCTCAATTCTTCAGCAATCTCAATCTGGGTCTTACCTTCCAGATAAAACATCTTCGTGATGTTTCCGTACGGAAGTTTATCAAGCTCCTCAAGGATGTCCTGCTCCAGCGTCCACTCCTCTGGTGTTGGGTTGTAAGGGTCTTGAAGCATATCTAAAAAACTTGTTTCTTCGCCTACGAGGTCATCTAAGGCTTCAGCGTAGTTTCTGTTTTTTATTCTTAGTTCTTTGATTTTATAATGACACGATTTTGTCAAGTATGTGCTGAAGGCGATGCCTTTGTCTGCATCAAACTTATCCGCACAGTTGATTGCAACCATATAAAGCTCTTGCATTATATCATCGAATGTAAAATTGTTTATCTTTGTTTTGTGTGCTATTTTTCTAAGTAAGTTTTCGTAATCTAAAAGTATTGTCTCTCTATCCATATTGTCTCCTAATTTAATATTTCAATATCCAGTTCTGGGTATTCTATCTCTGTATCCTCTGGAATGTCGTCCAGCTGAATTTCACTCACGATTTGTAGTCCGCTGTATTGAAAGTCAACGGCTAAGAATCTAAATTGTCTTATCTCTTCTCTTTGGTTCCATATCTCAATGATAGGATAATTCTCTATCTCTACGCCTAGCTCTCCAACATCTGCTTCAACGCGTATCGGACTCTTGTTGTCTGCTAATCTAAATTTTCTCATATGTTCTCCTTAATAATCATATTGTTCGATTTCCATTAATACCTCGCTGAGTGCGATATTATTTTCTTCTCTTGCTCTTTCAAGTATCGTGGATACTTTTGATAACAAACTTGAAAAGTGAAAGTCTTCTGAATATATCTCGTCTACCTTCATTATAGCTTCCCAGATAAGTTCGTCAAGTATTTCAATCTCTTCCTGTAATTCTTCTAACATTATCAATCGTTCTTTCATTCTAATCACCTCACATATTTTCTTTTAATTTTTCTTTTGATAATTCTATTTCTTCTAATTCTTCGCATAGACTCTCGTACTCGTAGCTGTCATAAGCATCGAAGTCGCTGTGGATAATTTCTGGGTATATCTCATAAACTTTTTCAGCGATTGCTTCCTGTGCTTCCTCTAGTGTGTAGTACACTTCGTCATCGAATAAATAAATTGTCATAAAGTCTTTCATTTTATCTTCTTCTCCTTCTCTACTTCTTCTTTAAATGTTTCTACAAATGCGGATATCCATATAAAACTGAAAAAGAACACCGCAAAGATAATCCATATCATATTTCTTCACCTCTGATTATATTATAGTATCTTTTAATATCTTCTGGCACACTTAATTTTTCCGCTTCGTAATAAGCTCTGTAAGAATCCACTGGATTTGCTCTGTGATGTTCGGTGTTTGTGATTGCGATGCGAATCGGTGTACGCTTTTTAAGTGGTATATTTAAAGGTAAGTGGTACAATACCTCTTTAAGTTTAGTCTCTGTAAGATGTACGCGGTGGTATCTGCGCGTGTATTCTTTGCATAATTCTAAAAAATGCTCGTATAACCACTCGTAATTTTCGTAGCTCTCACGCGTCCAGATTGTGCTCGGGTGGTTCTTGTGTGTCGGTTTATATAAAACATCCTTAAAAGGGCTAATTTCGCCGTCTAGGATATGGTGCGCACTTGAAAGAAGTTGCGCAGATTCTAATATCATCTTGACGATGTGCTTGTTGGTCATTGCTTGCGCTGATACGATAGGGCTTTTATCTAAAAAGAATATATTCATTTATCTAGCTCCTTTAAATAGTCTCTTGTGTTCTTTTTTTCTTGATTCCGTTTGTATTGCTTCTTGCTTGAGACAACGCGCTCAACGGGCGCGTACTGCTCGCGTGTTTTGATTGTATGCTTGCGTCCGTTGATTGTGATATCTTTTTTCATAATCCTGTCCTTTCTTATCTCTCCTCTGGTAGTAGGAAGATGATTTCTTCTGGGTTTCCTTGATACGCATAAGTCGGATACACTTCTAAAAGTTTTTTCGCGCGGTCTGTGTAAAGTCCTGTACGCTCGTATGTCGATAGGTGCGGGCTGTGGTATTCTACTTTTATGCCTGATTCTTTAGTTCCTGAATCAAAATAAATTTTATGGTCGAATCCGTTAAGCTGTACCGCTAGGATGCGGTGCTCTGGGTATAATTCCGCGAATCTGTTTTTTAGTTCTGTTTTCATTTTATTTCTCCTTTGTTTTGGTATAATTCTATTATAGCATATCGGTGTCGTTCTTGTCGAGCTCTGGGTGTTCTTCGATATATCTTTTATACTTGTTGATAAGTTTTTTTATCTCTTTGATGTCTCCCTTGATTGCTCCGCTCCTGATGTGTTTGATGAATTCCTGTAGCTCTTCGATGCGTTTGATGTAGTTATCTTTTAATGTCATTGTCTCACTCCGTCGTCTTGTATGACTTGCACTTGATAGCTTGCGTGTGGGTATTTTCTCGTGATGTATTTTATCCAGTGCTCGATGTGTGCATCGTTGCCTTCTGTGAAGATTTGAAAGTCGTCCATTGAAGGCGTTTTAATGTATAGCGCGTAAGTTAACATTTTTATATCTCCTTTTCTGTGAAGCGCTCTGCGCCTTCTAAATATAGATACTCGTTGATGTTTTCGATTGCGTCGTTCATTGTGTCTGTATAATCCCATTTGCTGTTGTTTTTATAGATTGCGTAAACTAGTTCAAGCGCGATGCGTCTGAGGTCCTCTCTTGATAGGTTCATATATTCGTTCGCGAGTGTATCGTATAGGTCTCTCATTATTTTGTCGCCTCCTTTGGTTTGTTTGTCAATGTGATGATAAGATGCGTGTCTAGGTCTGTAGATAGATTGATGTTAAACATTCTTCCCAATCTTTGAACGATGATGCCTGCGGTGTATCCGCTGTCAACGCTTCTGGATACCTCTAGCTCGATGCGTGTGTTTATTTTCATCGTTGCAATTATCCAGTTAATCATTGCGTCTTCTGCTTGTTGTTCCGTCGTAATTGCTTCCTCTGCGTTGTGATTGTAAAAGTAAAACATACTAAAGTCTTTGTATAGTGCTCTCATTTTTTTTCTCCTTCTATATACTTTGGTCTAGTGAATTGAATATCTTTTTTGCTGTGTTCTCGTAGATGTCTCCAGATGCTACGGCGTAGTTGAGTGCGCTTCTGTAAGTTGCTTCGCCTGTGTAGCGTTCCCAGGTTCTGTTGAGGTATGTGATTTTTGCGTCTGCGATGTAGTAGATGCCTTTTGTGATTCTTGCGAAGTGCGCGAATCCGTCTCGTGTGTAGTAGGTGTATAATTCTGCTGTGTAAGTATCTCCGTCAATCTCGACGCTCTTAGTCGTCCATAAGCTCGCCTTCTTAGGTAGCTTTAATAAGTGCTGTTTAGCCATTTTGAATCTCCTTCTGCGTTTGTGTGGTTCGCCTCCACTGTTTTTATTATACCATATCGGGGTCAATCCTGTCAAGTACTTTTTTTTAACAATCGTACTTCAGGGCCTTGCTAGGCTTAGAAGTGGTTCGCGCCTGTTGCTTCGTTTCTGATGTAGGCGATGCGTATCGCTTTTGATATTGCTTCACTGTATCTGATGCATAAATCTTTATAATATCGTTTAATCTGCGCAGGGCGTCCGCTCATCGTTGTGATGTGTCTCGCTGTCTTTGTATTATATACGCGGATGTATCCCTTACTGTCGACGATGTGAACCTCTGTGCCGTTCCTGTGGTTCTTGTCTACTTCGAACGCATCCAGCGGGGCGCCTTCGTTGTAGGCTTGTATGCGTGTGTGTCTATCCTCTAGATGCGCCGTGTGTTCTCCGCTCTCTGTGTAGCGTTTCGCCTCTTCTGGTGTTAATTTTCTTAATGTCTTCATAGTGTTTTCACCTCCTCACTATTATTGTACGCGATTTGTTTGTTTTTTACTAGTTTTTTACTTGTACCGCTCGCGTTGCGGTGTTCGCCTGTCTCATCAGTAGCGGGGGGCTATCCGCTAGACGCCTCTCGGCGTTTCGACTTTTAGATGTTTAAGCTGGTGCCTGTCGCCCATTCGTAGACGGCTAGCTGATTTGACTTTTTCCCGATTGCTTGCGCTTCTTCGAATTCGTCGGTGTGTACGCTGTCGGTGTCTAAGTACCAGATGCCGTTATCATACCATAGGCCGTAGTTCTGAAGCTCCATAATGTCGATAAGTAGAATAAGTTCGTTAAGGTTTGTACTTTGTAGCTCTTTTGATTCTGGCGTTGATACTTGATAGCCATATGTGAAGCGTTGAGGTTCTCCGTTGAAAACTGTAATCCCGTGGTCTCTCTCGATGAAGTGCTTAAGGTTTAATGCTGTCATTTTTTTACGCCCCCCACTCTTGCACGATTTCAATTTTTCGCGGGTCTGTCGTGCTTACTGCTTCTATTCTTACGCCGTCATTAAATTTATTATCGTCAAGCTTTATTGCGATTTCTAAAGCCTCTTGATAAGTCTCACATACTGCACGAACCTTCGCGCCTTCATAGTCGTGTAATTCACTCACGATGTATATTGTCATTTTTTTATCTCCTTTGCGGTAAGTCGCTACCTTGTTATGATTCTATTGTATAACGATTATATAAATTTGTCAAGCTTTTTGATAACTTTTTTTTAAAAAATTTATTTCGGGGCTCTGTTAGCGCTATTTCTGGGGGTTTTTTGTTTTTTCTTCCTTGAAAACTGCGCCTCACCTCTCAAAATATTTTTGTTATATAATAATTGTTAACTATATATAATAAGTGTTAAAGTAATAGTTATTATATAACATTTCATTTTTTAGGGGGGTAGCGCGATTTTGAGAGAGAGAAGGGCCTATAATAGGCCGATTCTACTCAATAAGGCTCTAACTTCTGGAAGAAGCTCTGCGATATCGCTTTTTAAGTGGTGCATAAGTGGCTCGGCATCCTGAAGATAGTTATTAACATATTCGGCGTTATCTATGATGTTGGCCTGCGTTGGATAACATAACATTCCGATGGTGTTTGCGACGACTTCATTAAATGCGACGCGTGCGGTGTTATTGCTTCCGCGTGTGTCTCTGTTATAGTATCCGCGTCTGGTCTGTAGTATGTGCGTGTACTCGTGTGCAAGTGTTTTGCGTGGGTCGTGTTGGCTTGTGTGTGTTGCGCCTGTTTTGTCTGTGTAATGGTGCTCGCTGTCTGTGATGTTTGAGACGGATATTATCACCGCCGTGCGTGTGTCTCTGATTCTTCTGATGTATCCATAGGCGCGCTTCTCAATGTATGGGATGACTTGCGCCTGTAAGCCTTGCGCCTGCATCTCTGACACGAACGCTTGCGCTTGCTGTTGTGTTAACTTCATAGGTTGATTCCTTCCTTTTCTTTTGTATGGTTCCATTGTAGCACACTTGAAAATATAGTCAAGTAAAGCATCAAAAAATACCGCATCAAAAGCAGGCCTAAAATTTGGGGGGTGGCCCTTAAAAGGAAAACATGCGCGGGGTTCGGCTGGCTCGTCGTTATTATTAGCAAACACACACAAAATATCTCACCAAAAAAACACACCCCCCTACCCTTTAAACACTTTTTCACCAAAATATTACAAAACATCACAAAAATCGCGGCGTTTTTTTAATTTTACACAGATTTGCGGCAAAAAATTCGTTTTTTGTGCCACTTTTAACAAAAAATCACTATAATATAGGTAGTGGTAAAGATTTCCACAATAAAAAATAGAAAAGAGGTAAAATATGGCAGACCATATGATACAAGACCTTGTCCAAATCGTGGAAGAGGCAAGAAAGATTCGCAAACACAGCGGCGTGGAGTACATTGACTGGAAAGAAGTCAGCGAGAGAATGGCGGATAAGTACCCAGACGAGTACAATAGCAAAGAACGCTGGCGAAGTGCCTACCGTAGAGCAACGAGTGAAGAGTGGAGAGCACAGCACGATAGAGTAAACCAAAGAACAACCTTCAAGAGAGGCGGGGCAACGAAGTTGCAGTCACAGTTGGCAGTGTACTTCAAGAACAGACGCTCACTCACAGACACGATGGATATGTTCGATATCGGAGAAGATGAAGTATTCAGTGAGACGACAAAGATGCGACTCCTAGGATACGATGTGCACATTTGGCTAGAGAGCGGGACAACTTTCCTGCAGATATTTAAGAAAGTCAAAGACAACACTAAGAGCTTCGAGCGCTTGTACAAAGGGCGGGAGTTCAAAATTGCGGTTTTAAGTGATACCCATATGGGACACAAGAAGCACGACAATGAAGCATTACATACATTTTATAAGTATGCACATTCGATGGGCATTACTGATTTCTACCACGCAGGGGACATCGTCGATGGTTATTATAAGAATCGGGACTCTAGTATTTATGAACAATACGCCGTAGGGTTCGACAACCAGTTAGAAGATGTGGTCAAAAATTATCCACGCATCGACGGTGTCACAACCTACTTTATTACAGGTAATCACGATGTGACGCATATTAGAAACGGCGGCGCCAACATTGGTAAAGCCATCGCGGCACAGAGAGATGACTTAATCTACTTGGGACATAACTTCGCGAAAGTATGGCTCACAGAAGAAACAGACTTAAACCTTATCCACCCAGGCGACGGGAGCGCGTACTCAGTATCACTCCGTGCACAAAAAATTATCGACGCCGCGGCGGGCAAGCGTCTATCGAAGATAATGGCGATTGGTCACTATCATAAGATGGACTGGATTTATTGGAAAGGTGTACACGCATTTACGATGCCTAGCTTTATTCACCAGACAGAATTTATGGAAACAATGAATCTTAAGAGTTATGTCGGTGCATATATCTTAACAATTAAAGTGGATGATGACGGACAACTCTTGTCAATCATACCAGAATTTGTGGAGTTAGGATAATGTTAGTAGAATTAATTGCAGTGACTTTACTATTTGTTAGTATAGGATTGTATTTAAGATTAAAAGATTTAGAGAAAAGAATGCACATTTTTGACAGATGGGCGGATTGGCTGGAAGAACAATTGTTCAATCAGCAAGAAGTCACACTGACACTAGAAGGTGAAGAGGATGGCGAAAGAAAAGATTAGTGAACTTGAGTCTTTAATTATTAACGACGGTAGTTTGAAAGAGGACAAAGAGAAACGGTTACTGTATAAATCTTATGCAGTAATGTTCTCTGAGGATATGATAAATAATCTAGACCTCACATCAATTGAACTCGATGATAAATACAAAACTGAGAATCCAGTTAGCTGGAGAAAGTTTCTAAATCATCCTGCTATTAAAAAGTTTATTGATGGATTCCTAAACGAGCGTGCAGAAAAAGCTGCGATGAGACAAATCGGTGAAGGGTCCACAAGAGCAGTGGAAGCGTTGAAAATTAAAGAGATGGTTGACAGCAAACAAGATAAAGAAGACAACTCAAATGTTGTTGTCGTGTTCCTCCCTCAGAAGAGGTACAAGACCTATGAATAAAAAAGTTGAGCTTAAAAAATACAACGAAGAAGGGCATCGTGTTTACGATTGCCCTATTTGTAGTACTGGGGAGGTTGTTGTAAAAGACAATTCATTCTATGGTAAGTGTGATAATTGTGAAGCAACCCTCATCGACTACACCCCATTACCCCACCAGGAAGCATTCCACTTATCGAATGCACAGTACAGATTGAATATTGGTGGATTTGGTAGTGGTAAAACTACGGCAGCTTGTGCGGAAATCGCAACACACGCACTTGACACGCCAAACGGGCGCTCACTGATTACGGCGCCTACCCTATCCCTAGTAAAGGATGCGGTAATACCAGAACTTAATAAGTTTCTGCCTACTTGGCACATAGAAACAAGTAGATTAAACCCTAGTCCGTACTACAAACTTAAGAATGGACACGAAATTATTGTATATTCTGCAGCGGACCAGCAAAAACTGCGTTCACTTAACCTTACAGCGTTCTATATAGAGGAGGCAAGTGGGGTAGGATACGAGATTTTTGACCAATTAATGACGCGTTTGCGTTCAAAAGCGGGTGTTATTAGGGATAAAGACGGAAAAGAAGTCGATTATAAGTATATGGGAATTGTGTCTACAAACCCTGAAGATGGCTGGATTTTGGACAATTTTATGCTTATTTCGGACAAATTAGTGGCATCTCCATCGATTGATGTCCATATGTACGACAATTTTATGAAGAATGAACTGAACAGACACTTCCATACCTTTATATCTAGTACAAGAGACAACGAACACATTCCTCACGAGTTTATCGAGCGTATGAGTGCAGGTAAATCTGAGCGATGGATAAGGAAGTATGTTGATTGCTTTATCGATATTTCAGAAGATGCCGTGTATCCAGAATTTAGTGAATGTATGGTAGAACCATTTGATATACCAAAGCATTGGAAACGCGTGGCTGGGTTTGACCCAGGGTACGCAGATGGTGTAGCGTTCTTAATGGGCGCAGTCAGACCAAGTGATGGTAGTGTGTATATCTATTTAGATTATTATATAAAAGAAATGCCAGTGTCCTATCACGCGAATCAACTTGCAAGACTTGTGAAGGGCCAAGATTTCTTGTATCCAATACAATCAGACCCATCCGTAAATAAAAGAAATGATAGGGACGGGTTATCATATAAAGATTATTTTTATAAATTGTCTGGCGTAGATTTAGTTCCAGGAAATAATGATATTATGTATGGAATTGAAAAGGTGAGAGATTATATGGTTTCAGGAAAATTATTTTTCTTTAACAATATGGAAAATTTAAAGTATGAAATGAAGAATTATCAATTTAACAAGAGTGAGAAAAGAAATTCAAATGATACACCAGTTGATAAACACAATCACTTGATGGATGCAATGCGATATATGGTAGCGAAGTTTCCACAAGACCCAAATGATATGGTAGGTGTGTATGTGACTGAAAGATTTAATACACCAACAAGTGCATTTGTAGAAAGCTTTGGAGAATCAAAAGATAATGTTACATACGGTAAGTCCATCTACCGTGGAATTAAAAAATTTTAAGAGGTGAAGGTATGGAAGATAAGAAAATAGATTTAACAGAAATTTACTTAATGTTGCAGGACTTGGATAAACGAGTCAGTGAGTTAGAGGAATACAAAGAAAAAATAGAACCAGGGATTGTCACAGACGGCGCGCCTCAATTTGTAAAACAATACCTGAGTAAAATAAAAGAGGGGATTAAATAATGACAAAGAAGGCAGCTAAATATATTGAAATGTTTCGCAGAGCGCGTGACTTCGATACTGATAGATTTTATCAGTACCAAGAGAATCTAGCTTTCTACGAAGGACAACAACATCTATTAGATAGATATCTAACAGAGAAACCTTGGGTGGTAGATATTAACTCACCATACGCGACAGATGCGATTAACAATCGTGTGTCATCTTTAATGGCGAATGAGTACATTGGACAATTAGAACCACTATCACCAGATGATGCAGAGATTATTACCACACTTAATGATGCATATGTTAATCAATGGAATGAGATGAATATCGACAACCTAGTCAACGAAGCAATTTTAAAGAGTGCAGTTAATCGAGAATCGTATGTGCATATTGTCTACGACCCTAATGTCGTAGTGGGCGGTACAAACAGATTACGCGAAGGTAAGCTAGAAGCATACTTCATTGATACTGAGTCAATGCTCATAGACCCTAACGCAAGAACCTTTAAAGATGCAGACTATGTAATTGTAGCAGAGCGCATCAGCCCAAACAAAGCAGACTTGCTTTACAAATACAAAAGAGACACAGGAAACGAAAATAATTATGGTTCAATGTTTACACCAGAAGACAGAGGGGAAATGTCTATTGATGTCGACTTTACTTCTGAACAACAAGAAGCATTAACTAAATTAACTTTCTATGAGAAAACGAAAAAAGGAATTGTAAAAACAATCCTCATCGAAGACAAGATTGTAGAAAAACCAAAAGTGATTCCAATTAAAAATTATCCAATCGCACAATTAAGATGGGAGAAAAAACAAAAATCACCATATGGTATTTCATTAATGGATAGATTGTTACCATTACAAAAATCAGTAAACTCTATCGAGTCGGCAATTACAAACACAGCGTTATCATTCGCTGCACCATCATTTGTTGTCCGTAGAGATTCTGGTGTTGACCCACAAGCAGTCGCAAGTGTTGCGGGAGCGCCTGGTGTTGTATTCTCAGTAAACGGTGACCCAAACAATGCAATCCGTCCACTTATTAATAACGCAATCGACAATCAAATGATTTTAGTAAAAAGAGAAAACGAACAAACAATCTACAAACTTGCTGGTGTTAACGCACAGTTCCAAGGTGATATTGGTACAGCTGGTAACACTGCAGGCGGCGCAAGTGAAGCAGTAAGACGCGCGAAGATTATTGAACAACAATTTTTAAATAATTTAGAAGAGTTTGTTGAAGATTTAACGCGTATCGTTGTAGAGTATATTGTCAATGTATTCCAAGGCGAAACACTTTATACAAGAAGTGAGCGTCGTGCAGACGGTACATTTGAGTTTGGACAAATCGATATGCCAGACCAAGATATGACTGACTTAGAGTTTACCTTCTATGTTAATTTAGATGTTAAAACACCATTTAGTCGTGATAAGTCAAAAGCATTGATTCAAGAATTGTTCCAAATTGAGCGTCAATATGATGCACCAGTTAAAACAATTAACATTCAAGACATTATTAATACTTATGACTTACCAAATAAACAAGAACTTGTCCAGCGTTACGAATATCTAGCCGCTAGAGAAGATGAAGGTACAGCTCAGATTATTACTCAGTTTGTTGCGAATGCATTACAAGGTGGTGTAGATGTACAAACAGTTACACAAGGTATCTTGGAATTACTTGCTAAGAAAGAAACACCAACAGTTGATGCAGTGTTACAACAAATGGAACAACAAATCGCACAACAAGAACAGCAAGCAATGCAACAACAACAGCAACAACAACAAATGGCAGAAACACCTCAAGAAGGTGAAGAACAATTGGGTCAACTATTACAACAAGTTGAAGCTGCAATTGCTCAAGGAACACCAATGGACCAAATCGTATTACAATTAGAACAAGCAGGAATTCCAAACGAAGTTATCCAAGGAATTATGCAAGAAATTAATTTACAATAAAATAGTGCCACTTTTTTATTAAAGTCACTATAATATAGGTGAAAGGCAATGTAAGTATTTTCATAGTGACCTCAGCACTTAAAACTGTTGTAAGGAAATGCTTACATCCATCCCACCTTAGGGGATATAAAAAATACTATTGAGATAGGAGAGATATTATGCCTGATAAAACACTCGAACAAATCGACGCAGAATTAGAGAAAGAATTTTTCTCTGAAGCGGAGAACGAGAATACTGAAACTGTAGAAACAGAAGCTCAGGAAGGAACTGCAGACCAACCTGTTGAAGAAGTAGACACGGCGGAAGACGATATTGAGTTAGTAGAAGTTGAAGATGAAGAAGAATCTGGTGAAAAAGTTAATAAACAAGAATACGCCTGGAAAGAACTTCGTACTAAAAATCAACAACTACAAAAAGAACTCGAAACAAAAGAACAATATGTAAAACGCCTTGAAATGATGGCTCAAGGTCTTGGGTACTCAAATGCAGATGATTTACTTAAGAAATATGATGATGAACAAATCAGCAAAGAAGCCGAAACAAAAGGTGTTGACCCTAAATTCTATAAAGAGTTTAAGGAAATGCAAAGTGAATTACAAGTAACTAAAAAAGAAAAAGAAGAACAATATCGTAATCTTCAAATTCAAAACTTTACTAATTCACTAGATACGCTAGCCACGGAAAATGGCTTAACAGAAACAGAAAAACAACAAATCGTAAATCAATTAGAGAGTGACGGATACACCCTAGATGATATTATTAACATCAAGTCACCGAAACGATTGCTTACTGGATATATGGTCGACAAGATTGCCGAACGAAAAGTCCAGTCTAAATTGAAACAACAGAAGAAAGAGGTGTTTGCAGATGACAAACACAATAGTTCAGCTGAAGTTACAGAAGATGATTTAGAAAAAACAATTGCTGACGAAATGAAACAATACGCTAGGAGTAAAGGTTATAATCTCTAGTTGATAATAAATCAATAGGAGGATTTAACAATGGCATTAAACGCAAATGCAGTTAACTTGACAGTAGCTCAAGCTAACGATATTAAAATTGATGAGTATTTTGACAAAAGATTACTCGAAATGATTAAATTAGAAACATCACAATTTGTATTCTCAAACTTAGGACGCAAGGTAGAAATTCCTCGTAAAGAAGGAACTAAAACTATCCGTCTTCGTAGATACAACTCATTACCAGTAGACTTAACAGAAAATGGACAAGGTTTAGCATTAACAGAAGGAACTGCACCTACTCCATTAAAAATTAGTGCTGTTAAAGTAGACGGTACAATCAACCAATACGGTGCATACATTGAAGAATCAGATGTAGCAAACGACATCCATATGGATGACATCAAATCAATTTACCAACCAGAACTTGCTCGTCACGCAGCAGAAGTTCTTGAAAGAGTAATTGTAGCAGCATTAGCAGACGCTTCAGAATACTTTGTAGGTGTTGCTGGTGCAGACCAAGCAAACGCAGCTGCAATTGGTGCACTTGCAGACTATGAAGCAGCTTACACTGCAGACACAGTATTAACTTTTGACGAAGTTCGTAAAGCTTGGTTATCAATGAAAGTTAACCGTCGTGGAGGACACACTCGTTTTGGTGGTAAACCAGTATTAGTTGTGCATCCATCAGTTATGCAAGACTTACTAGACGACCAAGACTTAGTCGACAAATTATTAGTTCCAGGTAACGAAAACACACCTATCAAAAACGGAACATTACAACAATATATGGTACACGGTATGTACTTTGTAGAATCATTAATCTTAGACCCAGTAGCTTCTTCAGGAGACGCTGGTGCAGTTAATGTTTACAAATCATTCTTACTTGGACAAGACCCATATGTCGTTATCGGATTATCTGGTGGCGGTGTGAAATTCTTAATGACAGGATTCACTGCTGACTCTGGTGACCCATTAGCTCAAAAACAAACATTTGGTTACAAAATGTGGGGTGGAGCTAAAGTTATCGACCCAATTGCAGTAACAGCAGTTTACTCAAGAAGTGGTTATGACACAGTTGCTGATTTCTCAGCTGACCCATTCGGTGCTCAAGCTCCAGTAGCTCAAGACCCAAATGACGATTTCGCAATCGCAACATAATTAAATAATTAATAAGGCTTCGGAGGGTGAGCCAATCACCCTCACTATATTATAGAATGGAGAGATTTTAAATGGCAACAGCAAAGAAACAAAAACTAACGCCAGAACAAGCTCGTATTCAAAAACTTAAAAATGAGCCACGAGTAAAAGTTTATGGAAACGAAATATTTCAAGACCAATTAGGGGAAACATATACTTTTTTATTAAACGGGTTACCTGTTTCAATTAATTTTGACGGAAGCTATCAGGAATACCCTGAGAGTGTTGCGAAAGTTATAGAAGCTAAACTATCACAAATAGCTAAAGCTAATACTCGTAAAAACATTAACACTCGCATTGGCTAAACAAGGGATAGGTTAGCGCCTATCCTATTTTTTATTAAAGAGGTGAGACAATGACAATAAATCAAATAGCTTTACTAGCAAATGAGATGACAGATGAAAACTACGAACCATCAATGATTATGGGTTTTGTAAACAATGTTATCGCTAGAATAAATGTAACAATCGATGCTACTTTACCAGTATTTACAGCAGTAGACGCTAACTACACAGCATTAAACGATAACTGGCAAAGACTTTTGTTTGTTTCTTACGCCTCTTATGCAATCAAAGCAAATGATGGAAGCTTAAACGAAGCAGATAGATTCAGAAATGAATTCGAAACTAGTTTTAGATTACTGGAAGAAAACAAATTTAAGGCAATTGATGCAACTTATCAAGGAGATAACTTTGGTAATATGTATTATATGAAAGCTGATAATGGTATCAATGTTGGTTGGTTTACAACCAGAAATAAAGATGACGGTGGGTTCTAATGGCGTATCGTCAACCATACCGTGGTAATCCAGAACTAAAACAATATCATTTGATAAACGATTTCTCAGGAGGATTAGACACAACTTCTCTAGACGAGAAAATGAGAGACAACGAATTCAGAGAAATGACAAATATTGAACTAGCAGTACAAGGCTCAATATCAAATAGAAAAGGATTCGGAGAACTAAAACATTTTAACCAGTGGCTAGAGGACAATTCAATTGTAACAGAAACTGGTAGAACAACATTTTTCAAAATATTAAAAAGCGACAAGCCCGTATTAAAATGGGCAAACGATTATGTAGATGGGCCTGTAGGATATAATTTATTTGTGTCCAGAATGCAGTCTGAAACATACGAATTAAAAATAATAACAGCAACTCAGATAGGTACATCAATTCAGTTTGATTTACTTACAGTTGCTAATACAGATGGTACAGCGGGTGGCGTTGCAGTTGATATGGACGACATCTTAGTAGTAACATCAGCAACATTAAAAGATAAATTAAATATTAAAACATTTCAATATGTACAAAAGATTTATTTCTTATCATATGATGTGTACGAAACAACAGTAGATAGTCAAAAAGGAATAATGGTGTTAGACTTAGACAACGAAACATTGACAACACTAACATCAGCAGACACTTATTTACCAACACCGTATGAAGTAGAATCATTCGGATTTAATGTGTTAAGAGAAAACCCACTCGGTGATGTTGCAGACCAAGGGTTTGGAGACTTTGCAATCACTGGTACTTACTTAACAGATGTTAACGGTAACTACCTCGAAAAGATACCACCTTCAGGAAACTTTAATTTAAATGCTTTCCAGATTGGTGAGGATATGGAACCAAGAGATGTTGAATTAACTATTAAAAATCAAAACAATACAGAAATAACAGCTTATGAATTAGGAACAGTTACAGACGAAGGAGGGTTTTTTAAATTCCCTATCACGAATCTAAAGTTAGATAATGTAACATCAGTAACATTTGAACTAGAGCCTACAACCTATGAAGGCTCAGCATCAACACTCATAGATGCTGTTCCCGTTGCAAATCTAGCTGCTTTAGCTGAAGATGGTTTAGTAGGGTTTGAACAAAATAGAAAAGTACTTTACGAGTACGACACAGGAAATAAATACTTACCAGCAAGTTATACACAAATTGATGTAGCAATATTTCAAACAATTGCAATTAGAGACGCTTTCGCAGGAACACCTGTAGACGGAGCTTACTCTTATGTAGAAGAGACAAATCTTTACTATAGATACGATGCTAATTCAAGTTCTTACTCATCAATAACAACACACGCAATTTATACAAACGAAGCATCATTATTTTTAGAACAAAATATAGTATATAGCACATACGATTTAGTAACAAAAACAACAACATTCTATGCGTATTTAGGAACAATAAACTATGATGCAACAGATTTTGAGTTACTTATTTTAAATGAGTTCTTACCTTTCGAATCTACTTACTTCATTGGCTCCACAGAATCTGCGGAAGTTCCAATTGAGACACTTGATTTAGAAGGCGCAAGAATCACTCAGATACAAGATAGACTTGTTTTCTACAAAGGTAATTCAATTTACTTCAGTGAACAATTCCAATATGATTATGTACCTAACTTAAACTATGTGTTATTACCACTTAACTCAACAGATGAAATCACACATATTAATTTCTTCAGAGGTGCATACATTGTATTTACAAAAGAATCTATCTGGAGAATGTCTGGTACAATTTTTGGTCAAGATTTTGCAGTTGTTAAAGTGAATGACTTTATAGGATGTATCGCACCAGACTCAGTAAGAGCAGTAAACAACAACTTATTATTCTTAAGTAGACAAGGACTTTATGTACTTACACAAAGTTATTATCAAGAAGGATTAGAAAATGTTAAGAAGGTAGACGAAAGAATATCTGACATTATACCTTTTGATGAATCAGCTTACGGCGTGATGTACCAGGAGCAATACTGGCTATTACTCCCAGAAGCAGAGTATGATACATTAAAGTATTACTATAACATTGGTAAAGTCAATGGTGGACATCCGTTCACGACAGACACTTACACAGTATATCCAGAAAACTTAGAAGTATTTAACGGTGTTATCTATTCAATAAGAGATGGTAATTACTACAGATATGATAAAGATTACACAGACTTCTTACCTAGAAACGCAAACAGTTCAGTTGTCGAGGATTACTTGTACACTTACAGATTTACAACTAAGAACGATGACTTTGGTTACGCGACACACGATAAAAAAGTTAAATCAGTTTACTTTAAAATTAGAGCAAGTGTAGATGTATTAATAGGGGCGACAATATTTGTGAATGAACTTGCAGTTATTGACCCTAATAATTACGAAGCAACAATTAATGAATTCGGAGAAGTTATATATAACAAGACCTACGAAACTAATCTTGAAGTACCTATCGATGACCCACTCGGAACATTCGTACTAGGTAAAGATACATTAGGTGGAAGTGGTGTTAGAGTTCACAAATTTGTAATTGGTAAAAAAGGAAAAAACTTTGCGATTACTATCGAACAAAAGATAAATGGATTCTTCAACATTGAAGATATCGGATACTTGTTCAAATTAGGAAAAGTAAAGGAATCAAGGTAGGTGATATAGATGGCTAAAATTAGAATACCAACAACAACGATTGATTCTACTTACTCAGACGGTGATATTCTTTACGGATACGATGTCAATAGAATTATCGATGTACTTAGAGAAGCGGCAAATGCAAACAAATTAGATATTAATAAACTCTTAACTGGTACCGATTACTTCTATATCGCTGAAGACCTTACAGGACTAGACGAATTAGCAGATGAATCATTACCAGATGACGGACAAAAAGGATTTATATTTACAAGCGGGGCAAACACTTTACGCATTTACACATACGATAGCGCAGGCGCACAATGGGTTGAATTAGCAGATACTTCTCTACTAAACCCTTATGTAGAATCTGTCAACATCGGTGGTAAAGAACTTACTTGGAATGAAGTAGATGGTACAGTAGATGTTTCACTTAATGACGATGTTACTTTACAAGTAGGACAAGAACAATTATTCTATGGTAAAGCTTATCAACAGAACATATTAAATGGTCAACCTGTAATGTTTGCAGGCGTTGAAGGTAATCACTTTAGATTAAAAGTAGCGGACCCAAATGTTATTAATTTAAATCCTGAATACTTTATTGGTATTGCAACACAAGATATGGCAAGCGGTGAGTTTGGCTATGTCTCAGAATTTGGGTTTGTAAGAGGCGTTAATGTGCCAGAAGCAACTTATAATTTAGGAGACATACTTTGGTTTGACTCACAAGGCACTGGTACAGATGGCTGGACAAAAATAAAACCAGACAGAGGTTACGCACAAATAAGAATGGCAGCAGTTGTCGAACAGAACAGAAATGTCAACCAGACTTACACAGGTAAAATATTTGTTAGACCAAACATTCTAGAAGCAAGCGGAAGTATTACAACATTCCAACAAAGCACAGAGCCAACAGTATTTCTAGAAGGTGACTTATGGTTTGACACAACACCATTAGCTTACGAGCTAATAACATTAACAGGTGGGTTGTTTACAACAACATCATTTGATACGATTTTAGATGGGGCTTCTTTTGATAAAGAAGAAGAAACATACACATATACGACGGATGGAGGTAGCTTTTAATGGCAACAGAAATTAAAAAAATATTAGTAAGAAGAGGTTTACAATCCGAAACTCCTACTTTAACAGAAGGGGAACTAGGTTTACAAACTGATACTCAAAACCTTCTCGTCGGAACTAGCGCAGGCAATGTACAAGTATCTGGTATGAGAGAAGAAGCAATTACAGCAGGTTCTAACCCAGGTGGCTTTTACACAGACGGTGATACAATCGCAGTAAGTGCTTTCAACAATTATAGTAGAATTATGGCGACTTTATACCCAGACTTTACTGGAAGTTATTCAGAGGGTGATTATCAAGGAGAGACAATATCTGTCTACCCAGACTTACAGTTAACATACAACTCTAGAATAGCTCAATATCTTTGTTTTGATGGAGAAGGTGGGATTATAGTAGGGCCTACAAGCGAAAATCAATGTACAATTGAAGGCGGAGACTGGTTACCAGATTACGATTATGGATACGGATTCGCAGCATTTGCAACGGGTGGTCAATTAGAAAGACATTCAGAAACAGAATACAGATTCGTAGCGCCTAACGCAGTTACTGGAATTACTTGGAAACTTGTAATCAAGGGGGTAAAATAATGATTAAGATATATGTATATTACCACGAAGGTAAAATTTATAAAGTATCAGGTCTTAACGAACCTAAAGAAGGATTAGAAATCCAAGAAATGACTTTTGAAAAAGTTCCGACAGAAAAAGAGATTATAACAAAATTTAAGCAAGAGAAAGGATTATAATATATGGATTATAACACATTAACAAAAGCTGAGCTAATCAAATTACTTGAAGAGCAGAAACATCTAGCTCAAGCTGTAGAAGCTAAAGACAAGGAAGTTGTAGAGGCAAACGCTAGAGTCGATGCAATCCTAGAAGAATACAAAGGAAGTATGAAACAATCGCAAGTAGAAAAATTAACAAAAGAGTTAATCGAACAAAGAGACTATGCATTAGAAATTGCGAATCTCTATATGGCGGCCCATACTGACTTACTAAAACAAACACAACAAAACTTAGAAATGGCTGTCTTTACAGAAGGGCTTATTTCACAAAAATTAAAAAAATAAGAGGTGAACAATTATGCCAAAAATTACGATTAAAAGAAAAACCGCAAGTGGCGTTGACTTATTGTATCCAACTACTACAGTAGACCAAATCATCTCAGAAGGTACGGGCGCAGGCGGAACAGATGAATCACTTAATGCTTACTTAGATAGCACATTCATACCTCTTTCACAGAGAGGAGTTGCAAACGGCGTCGCAACACTGGACGAGAACGCACAACTTACATTAAGTCAATTACCAGTAGCAGTTGTCGGTGGGTTATCATTCCAAGGAACTATCGATTTATCGACAGCTAAAACAGTAGATAACATACTAGCTGCAATCGATGTTAACGCAGCTAATATTGAGATTGGGGATTACTTACAAGTATCAGCAACAGGTGATATCACACAAGGAACAACTTACACAGGTGGTGTTAACGCTCCTGGGGATGAAGGAGACTTCGATATCTCAGACGGTATTACACTAGAAGCTGGTGACTGGATTGTTATTAGTGACATTAACACAACAAATCAAACAGTATCATTTGGTATTGTAAACAACACATACAGAAACGCAACAACAGCAGTTACAGGTATGGTAACATTATCAAACGCAACAGATACAACTGGCGCAACTAATGATGTTATTACAGAAGCAGTTTTAGGAAATTTAATTGGTACTGATGCAAACAAAATTGCAGCAGGTAATCATTTACACACAGGCGTGTACGAACCAGTATTTACTAAAAATAGTGGTTTCAATAAAGACTTTGGTACAACTGCTGGAACAGTCGCAGAAGGTAACCACACGCACGCGGAGTACTTAGAATTAGATGGTACAGACACAATGACAGGCGACTTAGTATTAGGTGCAGAAGGAACAGGAACTACTGAAAACTCATTATCTATTACACTTACAGCGCGTGCATTAAACACACCATTTACAAGAGAATTAAAAATGACAGACGCAGGCGTCTTAACATTCAACGATAAAAGAGTCTACACAATTGAAGACACTACAATGGGTAGAGTTTTCTGGGATACAGAATCAGGTACAGTAGAGGGCGACTTTATATTTGACGAAGACGCAGCTTAAGAAGGGGTGATGTCTTATGGCAAATAAAGATATAACATTAAAAAGAAAAACTGCATCGGGTACTGATAATTTAAATCCAACAACAACTTGGACTCAAGTTAACAATAAGCCCACAACTTTTGCCCCTACTGCACATACACACGATGTCGATGATATCAACGCTTCAGGTACAGCTAGCAACACTACTTATCTTAGGGGAGACGGCGCTTGGGTATCACTAAGCTCTAGTTCAGGTTTAACATTTGTCGGTACGATTGACTTATCAGTTATCGGCGGCGCAAATGGAGATGACCTCGCATCAGCGGGACTTACATCCCCAGGCGATTACTTAATTGTTAGCGCAACTGGTGTTATCAACAATGATGGCTCCCCTCTAGTTACCCTATCGGTACAAACACCTGGGGATGAAGGAGACTCATCATTACCAGTAACACTAGAGACTGGCGATTGGATTTTATATGAAAGTGCAAGTGGCACTACGGTAAACTTGACAATTATCAACAACAACAACGCAAGCAAAGCGCCACTAGTGCATACACACGATGATAGATACTATACTGAAACAGAATCGGATTCTCGCTTTGTCAATGTGACAGGCGACACGATGACTGGAAACTTAACAATGGGT